TAAAGTTACCCTTTTTTACCACCGATATGAAAAAGAATTTTTTTGCTAATTTATGGTTGACTTTTCATAGCTGGTCTCCTTCCTAAAAAGTTCATTGGCATCTACCCCCAAAACCTCCAATATCGAAGCAATATCTATTGCTCTCATCAGCTTTCTTCCTTTTAACATTGCATTAAATTCTTGCGGTGTAAAACCAGCCTTACACGCAATAGCTGACTGTTTCAAGTTTCTTTCCTTGATAATTTGATTGATATTATCCGCAACAATGCTGTTCGATGTAGCTATATCAAGCAACTTGTTTTCCTCCTTTCATAAATAAGTTTCTTGTTAATTTAGAGTCTATAACAAGCTTCTTGTTTTGTCAATACTATTTTTACAAATTTCTTATCATTTATATTGACGTACAAAGATTTTTGTTATACCATACTATTAAAAGAAGGCAAAGGCAGGTGTAGAAATGAGTATAGGAAGCCGAATTAAAGAACTCCGTGAACTTAATGGACTATCAAGAAACGAATTTGCTTCTATGTTGGGAGTTACCGTTGGTGCTATTTCTAATTATGAAAATGATGTTAGTTCACCCAAAGAACCTATTTTGTTTAAAATTATTGAAAGTTTGAATTGTGATGCCAACTATCTTTTTCAAGATTCTGTTAAAATAAAAACTCAGCAAAATGATGTCACCTTGGCAGAATATGACCATATAAAGAAATACCGTGATCTCGATGACCACGGCAGAGAAATGGTAGATTTCACACTGACCAAAGAATGGGAACGCTCCACCGCAGAGAAAAATACTGGCAAGGTTATTCCTCTGGCGGCTCCTGCTGCCTCTGCTTTAGATCCAAATGCAGCACATGCAATTTCCGGAGCTTCCGCAGCAGATCAGAAGCACGACGATGATATCATGGATGATGAGAACTTCTAGTCCATTACAACTATGATGAGGTGATTTTATTGACTACATACACAGATTTACTTATAGAGGCTGATAAACAGCACCTGATCACAAAGGAGAAACCGCTCCACGCAAACTGCGGACGGATCAAAGGCAATCGGATCGCTATAAAACACGATCTGGATGAAACCGAAAAGAAATGCACGCTTGCCGAAGAGCTTGGGCATTACCATACTACCGTCGGAGACATTATCGATCAGTCCTCCGATGCCAACCGCAAGCAGGAACTCCGGGCACGTCTCTGGAGTTATAACAAACTGATCGGACTACACGGCATCATCTCCTGCCACAAGGCACACTATACTACCTCTTATGAGATGGCTGATTACCTGGGTGTCACGGAAGAGTTTCTTCAGGAAGCTCTGCAATGCTATCGGAGCAAGTACGGTATCTGCGTGCAATATGATAACTACGTGATCTACTTCGACCCGGTTTCCGTGTTGGAGCTGATATAGTTGCACCGGTGCAATTTTTCAAAAAATATAAATTTTAGGAATAACTTGACAAGGCTTGAGCATAATAGTATAATATCACTAATTAGTGAATGACTGCTGTGCGGTCGCGAAAGAGTCTTGGAATTGTATTCCAAGGCTCTTTTTGCATACAAAGGAGGATCAATGATTCATGGGAGAAAAAATCTACTATTCAACACCTGAAGATCAGTTGAAAAAGCTTATATCTCAAAATCTAACTATCTATGACCAAGATCATGCTCTTACCGGCTTGAGACTGTTTGGTTATTCCAATCTGATTAAAAGTTATAGAGACCCATATATTCTTAAATCCGATGATACAATCATGTACCGCGATGGTGTAAGCTTTGAGCAAATATCTTCTCTATATTTTTTTGATAAAGCTCTACGTAATACAGTAATGGCTTCTATGCAGGATTTAGAAGAGCATATTAAAGAGATTGCTGCCAATGTAATTGCTCAATCATTTGGGGTAGATCCTTCTTCTTATCTACAATATCGTAATTACCAAAACAAGAGAAAGCGAAAAGAGCGCTTCTCTCTTAACGGCATTCTTCATACAATGAATGAGGCTTTAACCACTGACAAAGAACCAATTCATCATTATATGGAAAAATATGGAATTGTACCACCATGGATATTATTCAAAAGTATTTATTTTTCCACAATAATCAACTATATCGATCAATTCAAAATGCCCCAAAAGAAATTGATGGTTTCTTATCTGTATAATTCTGAAAAATTAGGTCTTTCAGAAGAGGCATTATGCAAACTGATGATGGATACCTTGTTTATTTGTATGGACTATCGCAATATGTCTGCACATGGCGGACGCATATATAATTATACAAGCAGTAACATTTTACGTTCACACGAAATTTTCGGTGAGGACGAACCCGTCCCTATCCGTGGATTAAGTAAATTACTATTTGTTCTTAGTCTTTTTGAATATAAAAATCCTTATAGCCGCTTGAGTCGTACATTGGATGTTGAGTTAAATAGACATTGTAAAATTTTTCCTCAGGATATAACTTATCTCGGGCAAATTTTGAACGTTAATATTACACAAGAAGATCGCGTTTGGATATCGGAAAACAGCAATAAATTTCATAGCCTGCAACATTGCTCAGGGTTGGAAAATCCTAAGCGCATTAGTCTTAAAGATGCACAACAGGCTGGTTATATTCCTTGCAAACGTTGCTGCAACACTGATAAATTTAAAAACTAAAAAATCAGCCCCAGTGTTGGCGCACCGGAGCTGATCCGATCCTACCCGGGAATACCCAGATAAAATCTCATTCGCAAGTGCATTTTATCATTTTCCCGGACGGATTGCAATGCAAACATATGTCCGGGCATTTTTATGCCCATTTTTCCGTACATTTACTTAGGAGGAATGTGCAATGGCCAAGAAAGTGATGCGTAAATCTGCCGAGTCCACGGAACGGATCCGTACCGGTGCTGCCTATATCCGTGTCAGCACCGATGATCAGCTGGAGTATTCCCCGGAGTCCCAGTTGGAAGAAATCAAACGATACTGCCTGCAGCATAATATCCTGCTGCCGTCCGAATTTATCTTCGTGGAAGAAGATGGACGCTCCGGCCGCAAGTCCAGTAACCGGTATGCTTTCCAGAATATGATAGCAACGGCCAAGACAAAGCCGAAGCCCTTCGATGTCGTTGTTCTGTGGAAATTCAGCCGGTTTGCCAGGAATCAGGACGAGAGTACTTTCTACAAATCCATGCTACGGAAAAAGCTCGGCATCGATGTAGTATCCGTCAGTGAGCCGCTAATCGATGGCATGTATGGCCGCCTCATCGAAATGATCATTGAATGGCAGGATGAATTCTACTCCGTGAACCTCTCCGGAGAAGTCCGCCGTTCCATGCTCTCCCGTGCCCGCAAGGGTCTCTACAACGGTAAAATGCCACTGGGATATACCAAGGCTCCGAATGAGAATCCTGTCATCGAAGAGCAGGAATCCGCTATTGTCCGTAAGATCTTCGATATGTACGCCACCGGCAGCGACATCAACTACATCACCAGAGATCTGAATGACCATGGATACAAGACGAAAACCGGCAATCATTTTGACCAGGAAGGTGTGATCTACATACTGGAGAATCCCTTCTACATCGGTAAGGTTCGCTACAACATGCGGGAATCCAGTGCCACCAGTACCCTGCGGGATCCCGAGGAATGGATCATCAGTGACAGCCACCATCCCCCGATTATCGATCAGAATACCTGGGACATCGTCCAGGAGCGCCGGGAACACAGCAAGAAGCTGATGCAGCGCTATGAGCATCCGGTCTCTCACACAAAGCACTGGCTGTCCGGTCTTGTAAAATGTCCGGTCTGCGGCAAGTCCCTGTCACATAAAGAAGGTTATCCCCGGAAGTCCACTCACGGCGGATCCTATGTCTCCGGCGAGGGCTTCCAGTGTCTGGGATACATGAAAGGGCTTCATACAGGCTCACAATACATCTCTGCCAAGAAACTTACCGGTGCCGTAATATCGTCGCTCCATGAGGTACTGGAGAGCGTCACGGACGTATCCTTTGAACTTGTCCGCACCTATGAGCCGACTGTAGAGCTGGACAGGCAACGTTATCAGCGTGAACTGGCTTCCCTGGATCGTAAGCTGGAACGCATCAAGGAAGCATATTTGAATGAAATTGATACTCTGGAAGATTACAAGCGGAATAAAGAGATGATCGAGAAGCGACGTGCAGATTTGGAAGTCCTGCTCTCAGAGCTGACGACTGCTGCCTCCGGTTCCGAGAACTACAAAGAGCAGTTCTTAAACCGTGTGCATTCTGTCCTGGATATCATCGAAAGTGATGCACCGAATGATCTGAAAGCGGAGGCTCTCCGGGGCATTGTGCGTAAGATCGTGTTCTACAAGGATACAAATACCCTTGAATTCCACTATTACCTCATGGTAGAATAAATCCTGTAACCCGCATAAATGCTGGGGTTATAGAATAGTAGCCGTATTTCCGACCATCCCCCACCATGCCCCGCATCCAATACAATCAATGACATAAAAAAACTCCCGCATATCCTTTTGTTTCATGATATGCGGGAGTTTCCCCATTTAGATATTTTTTGCTTACTTTAAAATTGCTGCCGTCACTTCCTGCGGAATCACAAATTCCGGTGCTCCCATAG